GACGATGAAGAATCTTATTTTCAAATTACCAAAGGCGGTTTGCGCGAAGTGTCCGTGGTGATGTACCCAAACAATCCCAATGCGGAAATTAACAAATTGGAGATGTTCAGTCCCGATGGTGCGCTGAATATCCGAACAGTCGAAAAGACCTTGCGTGAGGCGGGTCTGACTCGTAAGGATGCGACCACCGCATCTTTGGTATTCAAGAAAGCAATGGAACAGCGTGAGGCAGTTCACAAGCCAATTGAATCTCTACCAAATCAGGGTGAGCCTGATGCGGTGGTAAACGAAGCCGATGCATTACTTGCCGTTTTTGAAGCGCGTGAGTTGGTGAAGGCACTTGAAAAACGTATCTAAAGGAAATTATTATGTCTATGGATAAAGTATTGGAAAAAGTTGACGCGATTGCTGTGTCAAACGAATCCAAAATCGAAGCGGTGAAAGCCGAAGTTGCAACAACTGTGGAATCCGCAAAAGCCGAGTTGACTGAAAAGTTTGCCGCCTTGGAAGCCAAAATGTCTGCTATTCAAATCCCTGAGTACATTCGTACACCACTCAAAACTGTTCGCGGTGACGTAAATCGTCGCGTGCGTGAGCAATTGGCTGTCTTTGCAAAAGGTAACAGCCGTGTTCAAACAGAATTAAAAATGTGGGAATCGGAAGACCAGTATCAAGCGTACATGACTGAGGCATCAACCCTCACAGGTTCCGGTGCTGGCATTGGTGGTCGTACAGCGTATGACCCCGTGTTCCACAAACTGCGTTTGATTAACCCAATGCGCGGCGTGTCACGTAATGTTTCTACTGATGGTTCATCCTACCAGTTCAGAGCAAAAACGGGCAACGCGGGCGCGGCTTGGGGATATACAATCCAAAACAACGGTGCGGCTACAACTCAAGCCACATCAATTTGGCAATTGAATATGCAAGACATCAACGTTCAGTTCCCAATCCGTACTGCGGCTTTGGATGACATTGATGGTTTAGAAGCCAACGTCGTTGACGATATGCTCCAAGAATTTTCGGAGCAAGAAGGCCTCTCGATGATTTTGAACAACGACCAAGCCGGTTCAACCACCACAGCATACGGTGCGACGAATGGTTTGCGAGGTTTAAATCAGTACGGCGGTGCTAATGCTTCATACGCGGGCGGTACTATCAGTACAGCATCGTATGGTTCAAGCGGAACTGCTTCAACCAATGGTTTGCATAACATTGCAACATACGACCAAGTAACCACAAACGGTGGCACTGCTTCCAATAATGTGACATACGGTGATTTGATTACATTCATTCATTCATTGCCACAGCAATATTGGTCAACTGGTAATTGTTTTGTTATTAACCCATTGATGCTTGCTGGCATCCGTGGTTTGGTTGATGACAATGGCACACCAGTGTTTGAACGTATGTCTCCGCTAATTTATGATGGCATCGTTGGCAAATTGCTCGGTTTTGATGTGGTGGTTAACTCCTACTTGCAAAGCCCTGTGTCTGTTGGCGGTGGTGGTTCTACATCGTTGTACCCAATGTACTTCGGTGATTGGAATCGCGGTCATACAATCGTAGACAGGTTGAACATGGTTCTGCGTCGCTACGAACAAACGGCTCCCGGATTTATCACATTTTTCGGAGAGAAAAGATTGGCAACCAGCGTGGTCGATCCTTTCAGTATTATTCGTTATCGTTCGTCTGCGACCGGTTACGCTTAATAAGCATAAGATGGGGGGACTGAGGTTCCCCCTCTTTTAATTTTTTAAGGAATTATCAAAATGAGTGCAAACCAAAGAATTTTAGACGGCATCAAAAAAGCAATTAACGAGGGCGGTAAAGTCACCATTGATTTGCGTGAAGCCTCGACAATTACTGGTTCGGGTCTGGACATTGGTGGTCGCACTTATTTTGATGATGCTTTCACGGCATTGCGTCTTGCAAACCCTTTCCGCATGGGTTCACGAAACATTAAAACCGAAGATAGTTCGGCTGTGCAATTTGTTGCCAAAACGGGTAACGCGACAAGTGCAAATCCATGGAATCCTAATTCAACGCCTGACACGGGTTCACCAGACACCGCTACGTCGTTCTGGGTAATGCCCACACGCATTATTGCCGCAACATTGCCCGTTCGTATTGCCGCTATGGATGATATTAACGGCTTGCAAGATGCGTTGTTGACAGACCTTGCGTTGGAATTCTCCCAACAAGAAGGCGCGTCAATCGCTACAAACAATGACCAAGCGGGTTCAACAACAACGACAACAGGCGCGACTTATGGTTTGCGTGGTCTGAGTTCATACACAAGCGGTGGAACAGCCGCGTTTGGTTCGAGCGGTACTGCAATTACAAATGGCATTCACACGTTGGCAACTGTATCGCTTGGCGGCGTTGCTGTAACGTACAACAAAATTGTTGACGTTGCAAATGCATTGCCGGCACAGTATTGGTCATTGCCAACTACGGCATGGCACATGACACCAACAATGATTCAAACATTGCGTCAATTAAAGGACACCGCAGGATTGCCATTGTTTTTGGAACTAGGTGAAGCGGGCGAAGGCGGCGCAGTCGGTTCTATCTTTGGATGGCCTGTTATTCCTAATTCTTTTCTAAATGCAACGTTCCCAATTTATTTGGCTAATTGGGATAGATTCCTAACCATTGCTGATATTGAAGAAATTGACATTCAAATATACGAACAATCGGCTCCCGGATTTTTGACGATGTACGCGGAAAAACGGGTTGCTACAACTGTACGTGACCCGTTTGCCGGTGTTCGTGCAAGCGCGGCTTAAAGGGGCTAAATATGCCCGTTGAGAACCAAACACTTGCGCCGTTTTTTTCCAATCAACGGAATCCGTATAACTACGCCAAATTTGAGCAAGTTGACCGCGACGTAGCAACGCCGTGGTTAACGCTTGAGGAAATCACGCAACAATTAAATTTGTTTGATGACGAAAGTCAAGACACATATTTAAAGTCGCTTGAACTTGCTACGCGCATGGCGATTGAGGATTTTATTGGCGCGGCTATTTATCAAACTACGTACAAGGTTTATTACCCTAATTTTGGGCTGTATAACACTGCGGTGTTTTTAGATTTACCGGAAGTGGCGGTTACGGCTTATAACTCGGTAGGCGTGTCAATTGATGCTGTTGAATTTTATTCCACGTCTAACATTACGCCAGTATTGATTGCCTCAACCAATTATTCTTACGACCCAACGGGTAACAGGGTAATACTTAACACAATTCCTAATACATTAAATCAAACTGTAGCCAATCCAATCGTTGTAACGTACACGCAAAATTCTGCGTTTATTTCAACTTACCCAGTTATTAAACAAGCGGCTTTGATGTTGTTAACCCACTTGTATAACAATCGTTCTAATACAACGGAATCAATGTTGCGTGAAGTACCTTTTGGCGTTGCAACCTTGCTTCGTCCGTACAAACCCTTGGTAATGTGATATGGGTATTGCTCGCTTTGAAAACATCCGAGTAAACCAATTAACCTTTGGCGCAAGTTCCTTTGGTGAGCAATCTACGACTATTACAAAATGGTTTGATACACGGGCGCGAGTTTCTGCGGTAGCAAATAGCGTACGTATTTCAGAAAAGTATCGCGTATATGGGGATGTGGTAGAGTTTACATTGAATTACACGCCAAATACAAAAACAATTGTTGATAGTACAAACTTGTACTCGATTGCTTATAGAAATGTTAATTGGCGCATTGATAGTATTCGTGAATCAAATGACCGTATGACTGTTAAATTGCTTTGTGTACGTAACGACCCTGTGGTGGCAGTATGACAGCGCAAACCAATATCGTTTATTATGGCAAAGCAATACAGTACCAACTGAATAGCATCGTTACGCCTGTGCCTGTGTATGCCGCGTTTAACCGCAATTTTGCGACACAGCCTAAGTTCATTACATGGATGCTCAGAAACGTGCACCAAGAAGTGTATACCGGCTCGTATCAATCGGTTAAAGGCATTGACCGCCCTGTGTTTCAGATAAGTATCTTTACGCAAGTGATTGAAGATGGTTTTACAATTTCCAATCAGGTACTACAATCGCTACACGGCTATAGTGGTATGTTAGGAAATCCGGCTGACGGGGGTTTTAACATTTCCAAAGCGGATTGCCAGTGGCTGTACAACAGTTACGACAATGAGAATAAATTGGCTGAAATCTTTATTGATTGCACAATAGATATCCCAACATAAGACACGATTTTTCAACTCTTTAAAGGAAACTCAAAATGGCTCTCCCAACAAAAATCCTACCCGGCTTTAGTGCAACACTATACGCACAACCGAGCGCAACACCAACCGCATTAACATCGGCTGCTTTGGCGACTTATGCCACAGTCTCGGCTTTAGCGGTTTCTGGCAACCTAGTCCCAGTCGAGGCAATTCCTGCCTTTGGTCAGGACGATGCAGTTGCTTCTTTCGGCGTTGCTGGCTCCCGTCAGTCTGAC